AAAATATCCAGCTCAAACAAAGTATCGCTGGTGTCGGTCTTGCGCGCCCTGCGCTTCTTCACTTTGCCCTTGCCTCGCGCCTGGTCGCACAGCGCATCGACGAAAAGCTGCATCGCTTGCTGCTGTGGCTGTTGCCGGCGCCATTCTTGTATCACATGACCTTCAGCATTTAGCTGCACTGTGCTTTTGCCGTAGCTTAAATGTTCCGGTCGCGGTGCTGCGCTATTCCATGGAGCTTCGCCCCTTGCTTCAAGCAGACGTATTGTGCGCTTCAGATTGGCGCGGTCGCAATTTAATTCCCTTGCCGCTCCTGTGATTGATCCCGCCTTAAGATAGGCTCGGACAATCGCCTCTTGCTTCTCGGTCATGCTTCCTATTTATGCGCATCGCAATTTACTGTCAATACGCTAACAGTCAGATCTAATTACTTTACTTGAGAAGATCCGAAATAAAATCCGACGATGGCGAGTGCAGTCTGGCGGATCTCTGGCAGGATAACGAATCCCTGCACAGTTTCCCATCTGACGCTCTTAAATAGCCCTAGAAAGCCGTTTGATTGATTTTGGATACTTACCCCTACGTCAGTGAATGCAAAGACGAATGGGGCTACTACAATCGCAAACATTGTGCATACGACTAGAAAACGGCGAACCAGTACTCCACCCTCACGTTGAGCAGCCCGGTCAGCGGAGTCATCCGCAGTTGCCTGCTTCGCCAGCATTCTCTCGAACATAGCGGTCTGGCTCTGCATTTGCGCGGCGATCAGTTTCATTACGAATCCTGACAAGCCTCCACCGAGCATAGCTAGCAGTTCAGTTGTCATTCTTAAGCTCTTTGATTACCTTGACTGCTGAGGCAGTCATATAGACTAGGGTAGCGATACCCACAATAAAACCCAGTACTTCATTGATCGGTGTAAGACTCAACGTAGCCAAGAATCCTCCTGTCCCAAGGGTTGATTTGTAAATAATATCTTCCATCATACTTCGTCACTTTCTAATGGAGCATAGCTTTCAAACACTGCGTTCTCCTCGTAGTCATCGAGGTCATATTCCCGTACGTCCAATGCCCACTTGCCGTCAGCCGTAGGCACTGGAGCAGTCAGCCAGCGTGTGCCTTTGCCTTCAGTCCAGTAAGAGAAGTTCAGGTACTTGCCCTCCTCGTCAGCGCGGTCAATGGCTCCTTGTTCGGTTTCGTAGATTAGGTACATAATTAAGATAGGGTAATGCCGTACTGGTTGGCGATGTTTGCTTCGATGGCAGGACGATTGGGGGACTGGTCGGAGTTGTAGATAATCATCTCCTTGGCCGTACCAGCAAACGCGTTGGCTGGTCGTCCGAACACATACGCAATAGTATTAGATGTATTCCCAGCGTCACCAGAAACAATACTTGTTCCGTTGCTAAAGATTTCGCTGCTTGCTCCGTTTGCGAGATATGTAGCAAGTATTTCTGTGCTAGGATGCGTTCCTCCTGCTAAAGAAACACCGTGGCTCATTACATATTGACCAGTGCCACGTCTACCAGCTGCAGGTAGTGAGCTTCCGCTATAAATAAAGCTTGAATTTACAGTAGCAGAATAAACGGAAAATGTGTTGTATGGTTGCGTTGTTAGGCTTGTTGTTAAGACAAAAAAGTCATTAGTACCATCAAAATCAATAGCACCCAAGAACGCGTGAGGCTGACCAGATGTCACCTCGCCAACAATCTTAGGCTGATTCGCAGCAGTCGTCTGCTCCGCGTCATTGCCACTACCGCTCTGGTCGTACCAAGTCTGCACGAATCCGTTGACTGTATCGTTAGCAGCAGGGATGTCAGTAATGCTGTAGGTCTCACCGATGTTAGCCTCAATGGCTGTACGGTTGGCTGTTTGGTCGGAGTTGTAGTGAATTAACTCAGAAATGTAACCTCTAGTATTATGAGTTGATACTACTACCTTACTGCCAATATAATACTGCGTAGCTGTCACCGTTGAAGCGTCTCCACTTCCATCAATCTCATTGGTTCCGTTTCCGAAATAGTTAATATCCGCTGAACCCTCAATAATAGTGTGAAGGTTTAGGCTCTTCTGGAAGTCTATTCCAGCGGAATAAGAATCTGTGCCCGCTCCCGACTTGTAGCCATTTGTAAAGTCAGAGTTAATGCCAGCAATATAAAGAGATCCTAAGCCGTACAGAAGGGTAGAATTTCTCTTTTGAGCCGCATTACTACCTGCCGTAACATCATCTGCAAGCGGTTGCCAAGATGCGAAAAATGAAAACGAAGAACCTATATCCGCTGGTGATGTTAGGTATCTTTCGTCGCTTGAATCATCTGCGAATTTTATAGATGGCTTGTTACGTTTCTGGACAAGGCTGCCATTCACGACAATCTTAGGCTGCTTCGTAGGGTCAGTCTGAGTTGCGTCATTGGCTGGTGTACTGCCACTCTGGTCGTACCAAGTACTGACTGTACCATCCCGCGAGAAGGCTGCTAGAGAAATGTCGTAGTGATTAGCGATGTTCTCCTCAATGGCTCTGCGCTTTGTTGACTGGTCGGAGTCGTAGATGATTAGTTCTTGCAACCTCCCGTTAAATTGTCTTCCCGGGGTATCTTGGTCATAACCAATCGTTGACTTACTTAGGGTGTTCGAGCCTGCGGTAGTCCAAGTATTTGTTACTGTCTCATTTAGGCTACCATTAACGTGAGTGGTTGAAGCTCCAGTCTTAATAACTAACGAATACAGAGACTTAGATGATGTTAGATTGTTACCACCAGAAAATACGTTTACAGCAGTATCATCACCATCATACCAAAGCGGGGTGAGCTTACTCGCAGTATTCCCATAGGCTACCGCAAAACCTCCATTTGTTGAATCAGATGAGTCAAATATAGTTCTAAGATTTGATGCGGTATTATCATCAATGGAGGCAACTGTAAAGGCTCCGTATGTTAATGAGACTGGGCTAAAGCCAGTTATGTCAAGCTGTGTAGTTGAACCATCAAAATCAATACCACCAGTAACCAGATTCCCATCCTCAACAATCTTAGGCTGCTTTGCAGTATCCGTCTGCACCGCGTGATTGTCGCTGCCTGATTGGTCGTACCAAGTCCGAACGTGTCCGTCTGCTGAGGTCTGTGTCAGCGTGATGTTTGTGATAGATACATCGGCAACTGCTGTTCCTCCTGTGCGGAAGTAGATGCCCGATGTTTCGTCTGGATTTAAAGTTACGGAATTAGAACCAAGAACTAACGATGTTTGCGCAAACGGGAGTGAGCTAGCCAGAGTTATACCAGAAAGACTGCCAGAAGTTAATACAACATCAAAGGTTGCAACATAAGTGCCTGCCCCTACGTCAGCTGGTGCTGCAAGGCGCTTAAACCCCGTAGAACCTTCATTATTAACCGAGAAGTCAAAGCTTGTTGCTGTCTCGTTACTAACATTGCCAGCGAGACCTCCAGACTCTGCCTGTAAATCCAGCCTATCAACATCCTCATTCACCCAATCCTCCAGCGTACCATCAGCAACCTCGGATGCAGTAAAGGATTGGACTGCGTCATCGCTTGAACGGCGTGTCTGTACTACGTACTTGCCAGATGGAAGATATTCGGTGTCCCCAAGGCTTTCGTAGATTTTGATGTTGGATATATTCCCTTCCCACGGACCTTGTGCCCACAAAAGTAAAGTGCTACCACTGCCAGTACCCCACTCTCCAATAACATCAATAGTCCCACTCCCACTTAGTTCCTGCTGGTAGACAATGTCCCCTCCCGCAGCAGACGTAGAAGACTGTGTGCCGAGAGCTATTACAAACACACCACTTACATTTGTATCATAGGTCAGGGTTAAACGGCACTGTGCCCCATCGGGTATATCAGGTAATGACTTACCTGCGGTGAAAGCTGTCGCACCAGAACAATTCAGAAACCCATCAACTACAGACCATCCTGCGTTCAAGCTCCACCCATCAGTCCCAGCACTGAAGTCGGACTCATACTCAAGGGTATCACCAGCGTATTCCCACTGATTGGTTCCTAAGCTACGCAAGGAGTAAGCCGCTGCTGCTCCTGTAGCTTGGTCAAGAGGAAGCTCGTTCTCAGCGTATGAGATTACCTTTACGTTGCGGATGTAGATTACGTCGCCAGATGTTCCAGTGAACGAGACACTACTTCCATCTGCGTGTTGTATCCATAGCCTATCATTACGTGCTACCCCACTGGCGGAGTGTGACTCCCAAACATCGGGCGTTGGTGTAATTATTCCAGTGGATATACCTTCATACCCGCTTAAAACTCTAAACCCGTCTGTGCTTGTATTGGTTGAAGGAATTTTAACCTCAAATTCAACCGTATATGTTTTACCAATCACAAATGATGAACTCCTACTGGTATCGTGTGGACCAGTTGTTGCGTCACTGGTAATAACAAGTTCACTAGATACAGCAGAAGTTGTGCTACCCCGCAGCCCAGTAAACCCATCAACCCCCTCACTGAAGTCACTTTCGTATATGACCTCCTCGCCCTTAACAAAACCCTCCAGCGTACCGTCAGTAACCTCGTCAGCGGTAAAGCCCTCGGTCTCTCCGTCCACGTTGCGGCGTACCTCTACAACGTCACCAGTGAAGTCCTCCTTCAGTTTACGCAGGGAGTAAGCGGCGGCTGCTTCAATCAAAGCACCATCGCGCTCACCTGTATTCGTGTCCAGTTCCCGAAGGTCAAGCGGCAGCGTAGGCTGCTCATTGACCCAGCGAGCCATCGTTCCGTCACTGACTTCAACAGATGAAAAGTCGCGCTCTGTATTGTCGCTCTCGCGGCGAACGCGAACAACTCTGCTCCCATCATCCCAGCTTTTAAGCCTGCGCAGCGAATAAGCTGCTGCTGCGCCCTCAAATTGATTGAGAAGCGGCGTCTTAACGCCAGACAGCGCGACCGGAGTCACAACGCTGCTGACTACGTTGGAAACTTGATTGGAGCCAGTCATTGGGCCTTACTGGAGCTTGGATGTCTTGAGGATGCCAGTGATGACAATGTTAATGTCTGGAGAAGTCGCGCCAGATAGCGTTAAACGCAAATCCGCTTTTCCGACTTCAACATTAAGCGCACCATCTGCGGTGATTGTCGCTGCATCTCCAAGTGCATTGGTAGCGGCGAACCATGTAGTGCCGTTATCGTAGCTTAATTCAAACGCCAGGCTGCCACCGCCGAAGGTTCCGAATGCGCCAACATTCAATTTTCCTTTAATTGGTAGCGTACCAGTCGAGCCGTTACTTGTGAGATTGTATGTTTGAGCCATGTTGATATTTTTATGTGATTGCTGTTAAATTGTCAATGCAAAGCATTGTCAGTTATTAGTGCTGATTGGTTGCGTACCAATTAAATCCGTCACAAGCAAGCAGCCAGCCGCCATATTCATTTTGATGGATATTTTCATCTGAATTGCTATTTAAGTGAATGTTTTGATTTGGCGTACCTTCTGCGTTCTCGATTGTTAATCTGTTTGATGTCGATGTTTTTACTACACTGAGCAACTGACCCTCGACGCCGCCAACTAGACCTCCGATTGTTATATCGTTGCTGGATGTGTCGCACAGCAGAATGCTCTTGCCTGCAACATTCAGATTGTCGATAGGGCCAGTCGCAGTTACATCTAATGCTGTGCGATGCTTTGCGACTGTAACGCCCAGATCAGACGTTGTGAGCGCTTGTGGCACTTGTGCTGCTGCTGCCGCGAATGCTGTACTGGCGCTCGCATATAATTGTACATCCTGCTGCGCAACAACTACATCATTGATCTTAATTTCAAGATATGCCGCCAGACTGCTTTTATCGCCAAGCGCCTGGATAACTCTGGAGTTATTTGCGCTGAGTGTTCCGCCCCAGCCGTTGGCGATTTGAATCCATGTGTCCTGGAAAATGAGTGGCTGCGCCGAAAGCTCGATTACTTGCTGCTCGCGCGATGTAGTGCTGCCAGCGATTAGCTCTGAGCCAATAACTGACGATTCCGGCGACAGATCGATGCTTGTGCCAGATAGCGTTGTTTGATTGCCGGTAAATGTATATGCGACGACATAACAGCCCTCGCCTTTCTTTGTAACCTCGACCAGCGTGCCGTTTGGCCCCGTGTTGCTGTTCAGCGCATTCAGCGCAGCTTCAACAGTCGCCGAGCTTGCATCGTATGCGATCGCTGCGGTGGTATCAGTGCCGTCGGTCAGCGTGAATGTGCCCTGCGTTGGCTTCGCGTTGCGCGCTGATAGCGAAACTTTTACAGATACGCCAGCAGAGCCACTGCGAACGTCATAAGTTCCATCTGGATCGATTAAATACAGATTAAAGTTCTGCTCTGCGCCCTGCACAAATTCGCGCACCTGTGCTGGAGTTTGCGGCTGATTAAGTCCTGCGACGATTGCTTTGGTGATGCTTTGCGGCTCGCTGTTTACATAAATGTGAATGCTCATGATGTTTTATTTGTTAAATTTATCCTCCTAGCGCTCTTACTCTGGCTTCAAGTTGCTGAATCCGATCATTATAGTCTGGCACGTTTATTGTCATGCCATCAGAGGATTTTTCAATATATGGCGAAGAGTCTGGCACGTTGGTCATTCTTATTCTGCTCAAAGTGTTTACCTTGTCGATTAGTTGATTTATAATCGACAATCTTTTCGCCCATCCTGCTTTTGTTAATTTGCTAATCATTGTGCTTTTACTCTTATGGTTTTTTTCTCAAAAATATTTCCTTTGTAATGCCTAACATTACTCTCAACGATCAATTCTGTGCCGTTTGCAACGTAATTCATATAAGTAACACGACTTGGATCTGTTCCGGGAAAGTATATATAATTATAATAAGTATCACTCACATAATTTGCTTTACCTCCTACGAAGCCGGCTGATCCTAAATCGTAATAATATGTGCTTGGTGCTATATACACTGAACCCCATTCGCCCAAAAGGGTAATGCTAAAAACAGTATCTGGATTTACATCAGTGCCGTTACTTGTGCTGATGTGGTAACTGTAACTAACTTTAGATGTTACTGTTTTTGCCATAGATTTTCTGTAAACATTTGGCGCTTGATAATATTTTATATTTTCATCAAAGTTGTAATACCATCCTCTGTATTCTGGGAAGGTGTATGTGTATGAACTTTCCATGTATGTCACATTGGCTGGCTTTGTACCAAATGCCCGAGTAAATGTAATAAGTTCACCTTCATCTGATGAAAAGTTTTCGTCGCCCAAAAAATAAGCATTTGCATTTGCCGTAAATGGCAACTCAGTCAATCCTGCATTTGCTGCCGTATCCATTACTGCTGTAAATGCTGGCGCAGAATAATTCTCGCGCTTGCAACTGCATTTTATCTTGTACTCGACTGTTACATTATCCAATCGCTCTGAAAATGGATATTCAACCCATGCGTCTGTTGGCACGATTGCGGCAGCAGCCGTTGTATCTGATTCGTATGGAATGCTCATTGCGCTTTAACGTAAATGTTCTTTTTTACAAAAATATTTCCCTTGTAATGCTCAACATCACTTTCTGCCAAAAGAAAAGTCCCACTGTTTACATATCCTAGATACGTTGAGAAAGTGGGATTTGTACCATAAAAATTAGCAGTTCCGATTCCCAAGTGATCTGATACATAATCAACATTATCAACGTATGGAATAGATGGATAATAAGTTGTATTAAATATACTATAAGCCCCACTTGATGCATATTGATTTATTTTGAAAACTTGATCTGGCGATAATCCCAATCCTTTATCTGTTCTGTAATAATAGTTGTAAACAAATTTAGCTGCGGCTGCTTTTGTTTGTGGCGGTCTAATATTATGAACAGGCTTTGAGCTTCTTAAATTTATAAGGAATAAAATATCCCAAGAAACACCACCTCCTGAATGCCAAAAACCGCGATAGCCAGGAAACGTGTAATCGTAGCTCTGTTCGGCTAAAGTCCTAGTCTGCGGAACTGCTCCAAAGGTGCGCAAAAATGTAGTTGTGCCGCCCTCTCCGGAAGAAAAATTAGAATCGCCGAGAAAGTATGCATTTGAATCAGCAGTAAATGGCAAATCGATCAATTTAGCTGCTGATGCGCTGCTCATTGTGTCGCTGTATGCTGGCGACTCGTAATCTTCATTCCTACAGTTGCATCGGATCTTGTATTCTTTCGTCACAAGATCGTTTTGATCCTCAAATGGATATTCAACCCAGGCATCGATTGCTCTGATGTCTGCCCATTTGGTTGCGTCTGAATAATAAGGTAAAGTCATCGAGTCATTTCTCTTTCAATGCTTTTGAGTGATCCGTTCATTTGATTCAGTACATCAAGCTGCTGATTCTTTATTGCCTCCTTGCCTGTAGCGGTTGGCGTAGCTGCAACAGTTGGCTGAAAGTCTTTTATAAAGTCGTAATATTTACTAGTAGCTGGAGTAAGACCAGCAGCAACGGCTGCCATATACGCCGGATCGGAGCTTGGATCTGCGTTGGCAGTTGCGCCAGTTGCTGCTTTCTTTTTCGATTCTTCAGATTCTTTTGCAGCCTCTTTGGTTTTCTTCTTTTGCGAATCAACTGCTTTAGTTGTCTTTTTAACTTCACCAGTAAGTTGCCCGGCTAGCTCAATTTGCTCCTTAAGACTTTGCAAATATTCATTTGCTGCATTCGCTCTTGTCGGATCTGCAACTGCATCAGTGACTTGACTTTCAGCATCAGCCAGTTGATTAGCTGCATCGCGCGCCTCTTGATTTGCTGCAACTCTTGCATCAACACTCGCCTTGAGTAACTTTGCTTCTTCTTCGATTTGCTTTTTGCGACCAAAGAATTGAAGTCTGCCTTCGCGTCTTAGTTTCTGCTCTGCTGCTTCTCGGAACCCGCCAAGCTCATCCTCCTCTGGCCGTCCAAAAACTGCTGCGCCAACTTCAGTGCCGACAATATCCATTCGCTTTTGCGTGAACTTCAAAAGCAACGCCATTGCTTTAACTAGCCTCACAACAGCAGGCAGCGATGTTTCGCCAATCTCTGCTCCGAGATCCTTCAATTCAGCAATTAAAAATTTGATGCTGTTTGCTGCACTGTCTGCTGTAGCGGCTGCATCTCCATTCGCAACGCCCATCTGCTTAATAAGCAAACTCTGCACCGCAATCGCTTTTTGAGATGCGTTCAGTTTTTCAGTGCCATCTGCGATTCCTAAATTGAATGCTTCTTGCTCAACCATTGCCTGGTTTAAGACAATGCCAAGCTGCTTCATTGGCTCAAACTCGCCACTGATAGCAGAGCGTAATTTAAGGAACGCTTCCTCTGGCTTTAGGTTGTGAAAACTAGCAATGTCTCCAGCAATCTTCACCATGTTAACCGAGAACTCACCAGCGGCCTCAGAATTAAGCCCAAATGATTGAGCCATTTGACCAAATGTTGCCAGCGCATTCTGCATCTCTTTAGTTGATGCAGGAATTGTTTCTTTAAGCTGATTTAGCTTCTCATTCATCTGATCGGTTGCCGGGCCGAATACTGCTTGAAACTTTGACGCTGTTTCTGCTGCCGATGTGCCAAGTGAGATGATGTTTTTTACAAGACCAATGCTGGCAAAAGTTGCGCCAAGTTTTAAAAATTGACTTGTTGCGCCATCAACAAAGTTTTTTACAGAGTGCTGCGATTTTTTAATGCCCTTGCGGAATCCGCTTGAGTCGAGATCAATGTCTGCCTGAATGTCTGCTCTAGCCATTTGCTTCTGCCTTTGCTCTTAAATGTTTACTCTTTATGTCCCGCAGCACTTTTGGCTCAAGGATCTTGTAATTTGGAATTGTAGAAAGTCGGATTGATTTTTGCAACGCGAAGATTTGACGCATTGGCATTTTTGCCACCATTTGCGGATGCATGCCGTAGCGAGCGCCAATCTCATCAAGCGCTGTCACAATGCCCTCGACTTCTGCGATCTTAAAGTTTCTCGTATTGCTCCCATTTGCAGCCTCTGGCATCTCGTCAAAAGCACATTCAATGTGCGCCAGGATCGCATGGATTAGCTGTGCGCTCTTGTTGCTGGATTTGAATGCTGTCCATAGCTTAAACTCCAAAGCGGCTTTCTGGAGCATATTGAGCGGGAATTTGACGCTCACACGTTGCAGATACTGGAGTATTGCATCGTAGCTCGGACTGCCGTTCAGCATGCCGTTGTTCTTACAGCGCAAATCAATCCACGCCTCTGCGGTCAGATGGTAAACTTTTATGCCGCAGATATTCGCAAAAAGACCCTGACTCGAAAACGCCCAAAGCCGAGCTTCCTCGATCTCGGCTTTCTTTTTCTGATACTGGTCAAAATAACTCATTTACGAAAAAGCCCCACCCGCTTGGGGCAGGTGAGGCTTAACTATGTTAGAACAATATACTACAACTAAACGGATTTTTTCTTTGAAACTTTCTTTTCTACAGGCTCCGCAAATTGATTATCAATAAGCCATTGAGCGCAGAGATCGCCGACATCCACAGTGTCGCCAGCTTTTGCTGGTTCGCCGCGTATGGATTTATCGACTGTTAAAATGACTTTCATTAACCTTGATAGGTCTTAAGCACTGCGCGCATCGAGAAAGTTGTCATCTCGTCAACGCTGCGATTTGCGGCAGTGTCGAGAACGACCAAAGTACTCGCTGTACCGCTTTGATCGTAATCGTATGTAAACTCATCGCCGTCTGGTGGATTGACAGTCGTAATTGCTTCTTTCTGAAGTTCAAACTCGACGATCACTTGATCGCTGCCTTTGCGGATCATGAAGTCGCTGCGATCGCCGGTGCTAGTCGTGCGGCTGATAACGCGGTTCTCGGTCGCTGTTGCGTTGCTGATCGAGTTGACGACATATGTAACCGAGTTAATAGTTACATCAGTAAAGCCTTGTGGCTGGTTTGCTACGGAATTGTATGGAAGTGACATTGTAAGTAAAAATTAGAGATTGCCTTGTTCTTTTATCATGACGCTGGGAACGCATTTGTCAATATATCAAATTGACCTGTGTATGTCAGAGTTGTCTCGTCATAATCGCTGTCATTGTCACTAACTTCTCGCCGAGTGCCTGCTGGAGTCAGTGTATTGATTTCATAAAATGGCAAATAACTATCCATTGCGCCCTTTGCATTGCCAACTGATAACCAGCGCCGGCACATCGCAACAATCTCCTGATGGCGAGTTTTTATGTCAGCATTTTGACTCGCCTCGCCATCGCGCTCTGTGCGAATTACGAAATCAACACTGAAATCATACTGGCTGTACTCAGATGCTCCGCTTGGTTTATGGATCGCCTTATCTGTAGCGGCGCCAAGCTCCACCATAACTGAAATGAAATCTTCAGGCAAAGTCTGCGGCTCATTCGCGCTTTGTAGCTCCAATATCTTAGCAGCAAAGAACTGCTGCCACCCGGACTCCAGATTTCCTTCAAAATTAAATACTTGTTCTTCGCTGTTTGCTGCCATGATTCCGATTCAATAGTTTTTATGTTAATTGTCAACGTACCCTAAATCCCGATTTCTTTGCATTGGCTCGCACCATTGCTTTCATGCGCTTCTCCATGGCGACCAATCTAAAGCGCTGCAAAAAGTTGAGTTTACTAAAAACATGCTGCAAGCCTGCTGCGCTGGCGCGAATGACAGCGCGCGGACCTTTACTTGTGCGCATCATGTGTCCGGATGACGATGCCTTGCCCATGTTTCTGCTTATCCAGCCAGGCACTTTTTGTCTCGGATTGATGCCAACCATTGCTTTTGCGATCGATGCTTTAGCGCTGCCAACATTCTTTTTTTCTTCTTTGAAATATTTAGCCAGGATCTTCTCGGACACCCACAAGCGATCTTCATATTTCAGCGATCGCGTTCTGCCATTGTTGCGCATGTTCAAAAGATGAAATCTACGGATCTCATTTATTGATAATGCAATGCCGGCGCCTGTCTGCGTTCTGCCCTTGTAAATTTTGCCTCTGCCAAATGTAGCGAATGCCCATTGTATGACCTGCGGCTCTTGTATGACAAATATTTGACGCAAATCATTCCACATCGCCCATTCACCCTGCTTCCGATCAGCAACGCTGCCGATAGATGCTTTTCTCAGATTGATTTTACCGCCAACCATCGGCGGCGTAGCTTTTGCAATGTCGCGAGCATACAAAGCGCCCTGCTCTTTAATAAATTCGTATTCATCAATCTTGGCGCGCTTTGCCATCTTGCGCATTTTTGACTGAAACACGCCATCATCAATTTTTACAGTTTTTGATTTATTCGCCACGGCTTTCCTTGCCCATGCGCTTTACTTTGAATGTGTAGTGCTTGGTGCTTGAATCGAATGATAATATCTTAAAGCGCGCTCCATCGCTGATGCGCTTAATTTTAATGCCTGTATAAATCTTGTTTGGCAAATCGTCGGACGGGAAAACGACTTCAGCAGTCGCCTCTTCAGTGTCGCCGTAAATAGCGCGAGCGACATCCATCTCAAGCTCCTCCATAATGCCATTAACTGTGGAGCCTAGAATCAAAAATGGCTCTCCGATAATGCCAGCAGTTTTTTCGATCGATCGCGCAATAAATGAATCAAAGTTACTCATGCTGTGATATTGTCTTGTTTTGTATGTATTTGCAATACGCAAAAAGCGCCACAGCCTAGACCATGACGCTTTAGTGTTACTCGGAAATCAATGTTAATTGATCGCCTTTTTCTTCGCTGCTTTCTTAGCGACCTTTTTGACCGGCTCTTTTGGCTGGTCTTGCTTGATTACTTTTTTTCGCTTATCGAGAAAGCCTTTGCGAATGTAAATGACCTCGCCTGGCTCAGTGCATCCCTTATAAGCGATTAAACACTCGTTGGCATCTTCTGAGCATACAAGAACCTTTAATTCGCCCTCTGGGCTTTTATGGATCGTGACTGATGGTTTTAGCATAATAAATAAAAAGTAAAGGCAGCCACCCATAAGGATGGCTGCCAGTTAAGATTAAGCGGATGTAACGCGAACACCGAAGTCTTGTCCTGCGGCTACGCCGTAGAGCAGACCAAGTGAGTATTTAAGCTCACCGGCGTTCTTGTCGTACCAGCGGCGCCATTGAAGTGGCAGACCAAGGCCTGGAACTTCGATGTCAACGATTTCGCCACCATTTTCAACGAAGCCTTCAGCATCCACGCGACGACCTGCGAACAGGAGCGAACTGCGGTGGAAAGCAAATGCAGCGAGATCTTCGCTGTTTGCATCGCACTGATCGGATTCGAACAGGTCGAACTTGTTGACGCGAGGCGCGATGCCTTCGGTCTTTTCGCTGATAACACCAGGCATTTCTGCGTCATTCAGAGTCTTGAGGATCGAACCATAGTAGGTTGGATTCATGAACACTGCGCGGCCGCTCTTTGGTGCGCCCTTGGTGGCTGTAAGCGTTGCACCCAGATCGATCAGATCATCGCGGTCAAAGTTGGCCGCAGTGATTGTGCTGCTGGTTGCAAAGTTTGCAGCGGTTACGAGATTCCAAACGTCACCGAAGATCTTGTCGCCAATTGCATTAAGCGCAGGCTCCAGGAACAGGTCGTTAAGACGGATGGATGATTTAGAACGCTCAACGTCTTTGAAGCCGTAAACGAAGCCGTAGAAAGTATCCAAGGTTACGGTCTTTGCAGTCATTGCTGTATTCTGCGAAGTGTAGCCGCTGGACAAGTCAACAGCAGTTGGCTTGGTGGCGTAGCGTGTGGTTACTGATGCACCCTCTGAGGACACTTCACTGGAAAAGTCAGTGACAAGTGCCGACAATGGCTGCAACAACGATGTCAGCGCAGGAAGTGATTCCTCCGCGATTTGTGCTAGGTTAGCACCGGCGATGGTATTTGTTGCCATATTATTTTATTTTTGGTTGTTGATGTTGGAGGTTAAACTGGAAGTCGATGCTTGTTAGCGATGTGCCATGCATGCTTTTCGCCCGGCTCCTGGCTGTTGTATTCCTGCCAGTAGGCTTCGGTCGATGAGAACACTTCAACATGGTTCTCGTTATCAGTCGCAACAGGATTGACAGTGTTTTGCATCATGATTTCAGCCGCTTTGGCTGCAATCAGATCCGCACCTGCCATCTTGGCTTCTGCAAGTTCCTTGTCATGAGTCTCGCTCATTTGCTCAATTTGCACGTTAAGCGCTTGATTGTCAGATTGCAATGCGGAGATCTCGACTGCGTTTTCAGCAAGCTGATTCGCGCTCGATTCGATCTCTGAGTTCAACTCTTTAATCTCGCATTCAAAGCCTTCTTTCATTTCGCCAAGCTCTTTGTCGTATTTAGCAGAAATGCTGGCGACGATTTTCTCGACCGGAAGTGCTTTATCAATTTTCTCAAGCGCTGCATTCATGTCACCGATAGATGCTGCGGCTGCAATGCCACCTTCGATCTCATCGATAAATTCTGCTGCAAGTGCTTCCTCAGCAGTCAGCCATGTTTCTGCGTCCATAAGCTGAACAAGCTCCTCGCCGGAGTATCCGCTGCGGCCGTAAGCATTTACGATGTTGAGCTTCATCTTGTCCATCAGATCTGCGTCCTTGCGAAGCTGATCGCTGTCGCCGACTGATACAGTCCATGGATTGTGAATCATTAGAAACGCATTTGCTGCCATGCGAATTTCATCGCCTGCCATTGCGATTACAGATGCCATCGATGCCGCGATGCCGTCGATGTGAGTAACCACTTTAGCGCCATGGCGCTTTAGCACGTTATAAATTACATTTCCCTCGATTATTGATCCACCTGGCGAGTTGATGCGCAGGTTGATTTGCTCGATTTCTCCGAGCGAGTCGAGTTCATCGATGAAGGATTGTGCGCTGACGCCAAATCCTCCGATTTCATCGTAAATGAAAACATCCGCAGAAGCGGTCGCATTGCCCTCGGCGTCCTTGGTTGTTTCCATTGCATACCAGTTATTCTCCGGTTTGTGTTTCATCTTCAGTTTCTGTTTCTGTTTGTATTAGTACTTCCGAATCGCCCGGTTTTGATATGGTTCCCAGTTCGATCGGATCGATTTCAAATTCTGCTGCAATTTCTTTCTTCAGCTTAATATTTGCAGCGCGCGTTCTCAAAACAGTCTCGTAGTCTGCTCCGCGCGCCTGCACAATAGCATCCTCTGTAATTAGACCAGCCCGCAGATCGTTAAGATCAGCAGCGCGGACTCGGCCCTCATCGACTGTAAAGTGAGGCGGCTTTGTGAATGATATTTTATACCAGTCCTCTGGTAAATCATAAGTTCCCATCTTGGCGCGCTTTGCGATCACATAAAGCGCTGCGCGATGCCATGCTGTGTAAATGTCCTCACAGCGAGCTTGTATTGATTTGTTGACATCAGACACAACAGCGCGAACGCCGGCGCCTCCAATGGCTGACGAATCAAGCATCTCGCGTCTCCAGCCCAATGCGTAAAACGCAGATGACTCAATCATCTTTGTAAAGTTGAGCCACTGATCGGATGGACGCGCAGAAGTATGCGCCTGCAAGCTGCCACCGTTTTTGATGTAGCGAATAAGCCCGGAATCAAAAAGTTGAGTCTGCAATCTTCCATCGCCTCCAGGATTAGGATTCACAACGAAGTTGCCAGAGTCAACTGTACCAGTCTCATTGGATTCAATAAGCGAAAGCGCGCTGTTCACTTTCTGACTGATCTTCTCGCTATCGCGCGTCTCGCTCAGATCGTACCAATCGAGAATGCCAGCAGCAACTGTGGGCTGGCCGCGAGTTTGACTGAACCATTCAATGTTTGCCACATGAATGACGCCATTTGCTGGCACATCCTGATAGCCTCGCTCTTTTGATTCGTCTTTGATGCGAAACGCAACTGGCTGCATCAGCGGATCGACGATTACACCTGCGTAAATGCGGCGCCCACTGTAAGGGCCGTCTGTAATTAAATTGTCTTGATTGAGCTTTTCGTCGCAGTTGCCAATTCTATGCGATTCGATGAATTGTAACTTTGGAAAGCCCGTTTCTTTATCTTCTGTCAGAAGAATTAAAAAGTCACCATCGACATCAATCGTTTTTGATGCAAGCCATACATTTTTGCGAAATGAAAAACCTCGCCCGCGGGTATCAAGCATGCGGTCGATTTTCTGAAAGTCTTCCTCGACGGCTTTGGCAAATTCTTTATCTACTGAATGACTCTTTAAGCGCCATGAGTTTCCGAAAACATAATTCGCTTTCTGGTTTACCGCTCCAGATACAGTCGAGAATGCTTGATAGATGTAACGAGAATCTCCCAGCAGCATCTTGTGCCGATTCTCTTTCATAATCTCTGCAATATCGCGAGCAAGTTTACCACGGCCGAATCTGCGCTGATCGTCAGCGCCACCTGGATAAAACTCGTTAGTGCCGCCGCGACTCCAGAAAGAGCGCCAGCCATCTTTCACTTTCTTCGGAAATAAATTGATCGAACTGACTGCCATATTAGTATCTGCCTCCTGCTGTGTGAGCAAAGCGAGCTTTGACTGTATTTGTCACTTGGTTGTCTGAATCTAAAATGTAACTTTCTAATTCTTCATCGGACATTTTATTTGTCGTGCAGCAATTTTTTGCGGATACATTTTCAAAAATTGGAGAACCTGTAGCGCTTCCTAATAAAGTCCAACTGCCAACATTCCATGGAAGAATTGCCTTTGTATCTTCCAATGTTCTAAAAGTTGAATCTCTGAAATATGTTTCGCCAGCAGTTTCGTTGTAAATAGACCAAGCATAATCATCCGTATCATAGCCCGCTATTGATATTTTAATTGTTCCCGTTGATGTATCAGATAAAATCCATCCTGATGCGCCTAATACATTATTTGATCTATTGTAATCACCATCGCCTTTGCTAATACCGCTGACGCTGAATGATGAATATGAACTTACAATTTCTTTAGTCGCGCCTCCAGTCATCAATTGCTTGTAGCAAAGACGCAATGTTGACATGAAATCAGTGACGCTCCAGTTGTCTGGCAATTCGTATTGAAACGTCTTACCCGCAACAGTGGCCTGCACCATTCTGGCGCCGCCCTCGCTGACTGTTTCAAATTGAGCAACGACAAGCGATTCCACAAGCTCAATGGTCTTGGAAATATCCTTGCCGGCTTTTAGCCAAATTACAAAAAGAAGATCGCGCATCTAGTAAGTTTTACAATGCACACGATATGCTTTTATGTCAATATTAGCTTTTATCAGTATTATCTTGATTAGTAACACCGACTAGCCCTGCCATCGACGCGCAAACGACTTGCATAAATTCACAGTCAGCCAAGTGATCGTCATGTGGCGATCGATTGATCCAATCATAAAACTCACTGCCGTCTGTTTTGCGCTGCCGCACAATCCGCGCCCAGGCATTGATCTGCTTTTCGTAAACCGGGCCAGCATCGTCCTCGTATGTCCACGCAGGTTCTGGATCTCGTATTGATCGAATCAGCGCGAGCGCATTTTTCGCTTCCAGTTTGGAGAACCAGAATTGCCCCACAAATAGCTGATTGCCTGCGCCAGTGCCTTCCCATGCGTCAACGTACTGGATCGGAGAATACATGCGATACAGCCCATCCTTGTGCCTGAATTGCTTCTTTTCGTCACCGCGCAGCATCATCCAGCCATTCTCGGCGCAAATGCGTCTGACTTGAGCAGTGTTGTAATTACCATCAAGAAACACCCGGCAGCCAACTTCTCGATCTAGACCGCCCTGCGGTATATTCCACTTGTCGCAAACATCTTTGATCTCTCCGGTCGATAGTGCCTTGCCCCAGTCAATGCCTCGCGTCTGTAGCTTGCCGTCAATCATTGCCCATGCGCGTATGCGCCAGTAGTAATGATCTTGCTGCACGTCAACTGTGCAGAACAGGAACTTGGCGTCCGGCCATGAGTCGCCTCGCTTGTATCCTCCGCATGCTTCTGGCACTTTGTCAGTGCTGACGTACTTTTTCTCATCCCACGGCTCTGCGAGACGTTTACGAATAAAGTTCTCGATCCCGGTCAAGCTGCCGCGCTGGCGCTCTGCGCTCGCATCTTTCCAAAGCATGACAAGATCAGGCCATGGGAAATGCGCAATCGCATTGTAATTGTAAAAATCAATCTTAGGATCGCCGTCTTTGTTTTGCTGAACATAGCGACCATCAATGTTGCGCTTTGCGACTCGACCCGCGCTCCATGGCATCTTGCCATGGCATTTTTGACATTCGTAATAAATCGAATCAGTCAGTCGCTCTTTGTTAATCGTGCCGTCATCGTTGCGAATTGATTCATCATCGCCCCAGCGCATACCACCGCGAGGAATCTGCCCGTCTTTCGTTGGCAGGCTCCAGACGTATGGGATCTCCTCGCCACAGCAGTCGCACTTGATGTGCCAGACCTTCTGCGTCGACTTCTTCCAAAGCACGTCAAGCTCGCTGCCCTCGGTCTGCCCGGATGATGGCAGGAACATTGACCAGCTCCAAGGATAGGATGCCTGGCGGTCATGCACCTGCTCAATCCAGCCCTCGCCTTCCTCGTATGCCCAGGACTCGTCCATCGAGATGAACTTTAGCGTTTTCGAGTTACGATTAGCGAGAATCCGAGCTGACAGTAGACGGATGAATCCGTATGGCATGCCGGTGTAGAACTTGCCTCGACGATAGCCCTGCTCTGGAATCAGTCGAGTGATGGCCGTGGTATTGTCGATCAGTGGTGTAAATTTATCGTCAGAGAACTCTGCGATCGCCTCCTTGGTTAAATCGTAGTGCGCTGCGCGGCATGGCGATGTCTGCGCTTTGTACAGATGCAAAAGCTGCGCGGTCAACGTCTTGATGTGCTGCACTGATCCGATCAGTCCGACTGTGCCACCACGAATCTTTGCTGCTGCGCGCATCGGCTCAATCATCAGCGGATGATTGTTGCGATCGAATTGCCCATAATCCAGTGTGACGTTGCGCTCGCACCATGCGACTGGATCTTGAATCTCTAACTCAAGTAGATTCACAACTGGGCACCCTTTAAGTAATCGTCGGCAGAATCCTGCCAGGTGTCGCACATCCAATCCGGCACATTGATCTCGCCTGGTGTCTTGCGGACCTTGCTGAATCCGGCGAACAGTCTGCCGCCGAGAATGATTGGCTTTAAGAAGTTGTAAACCTGCTCTGGCGTATCCATGGCGCTGATCTTCTCGCTCACCTGCTCGAGTATGCCTTCAATGCACGCATTGCCTGCATACGTTGATGCGCGAATGATCCGACAAACCTCGTCTCGCGAAAGCATCTCGCCGCGGTCCAGCCCGAGCTTCTTTGCATGGGCCTCAGCTTCGCGGATCTGCTTGTCGATCTTCAGATACGCATTAAGCGCGACCTTCTCGCGCTCCTCATCCATCGCATCTTTTGCGGTCTGCAATTCTGCAAAATATTCATCGCGCAACTCCTCAGCCGTTTTGGCTTTTGACTTGTCTCGCTTTTTGAGCGGTGCAGGACTGTTTTCTTTTTTCCACTCGGCCACAAGGATCTTTGATTTAGTCGGCAGCTTGGCGCGACTTGAAAGCCACTCCATTGCAGCTTCATGGTTGTCATCCGGAAAACCCTCAGACAGCCAGTTGCGCATCGTGGGCACACTGCACCCATAAATCTTTGCGCGGCTTCCTAATGTTTTGCGATCTGGCATTTAGTAAAACTTATATGGCTAATTGTAAAATTCAAAATTCGATTTTTTTACACGAAGTCGCTACACCCAAAATTGACGATTGTAAAAAAGATTCCTTATGTCCCGCGTTCATACTGGTCGGCCCTGGCATGCGATGAACTGATGCTTTCAACAGCGCGAACGATCACATCTGCTCGCGTTGTCTTGTCTCGCTTCGCAGCAGCTTCGATCTGTTCAATCGTAATGATTGGCAGACGAAAGGTTGTCATCTTGCGTCTGCCTCGATGTGGATCTGAGTAATGTGGCGTTTCCTTGTCCATGTTTACACTGTAAATGCGAATGACTGTCGCTGTCAACTTTCAGAAGATTTGTCTCCATGCTGTATCAACCCCAGCCCCTCTAATTTTTTGAATCCCTTGGTCTTGCACTCATGCAGGAATCTGTTGCGAGATACCATTGCCCGGAATTCTGCGTCAGTCTGTCTGGACTCCAAGAAATCTAAAACTGATGTGGACTCTGGCGGTCTGCTCAGATAACTGGCTTCCTCAATCATTGATATTTCTTTAATTACAAAAGCCCCGAATTGTCAATGCACTTGCGACTCTTCTTTTTAAGTCACAAGCGACGACACCCCACCTTGTCTTTGGATGACGACACCCGCCCTTGGTGGCGGTGTCGGCAGACAAAGATGGCGACGACATCTCTATATAGGTGTCGTCGCTTTGTCGCTTATTGCGTAACCCTTTGACTAGTAAACTATTGCGAAACATTTTGCTGCTTATTTTTTAAAATCGTGTCGTTTATTTTGTAAAGTGCTGACAGTTAAAGACTTTCGCAGTTATTAACAGACTCCTTTTTACATTTGTAAAATTCTTTTACATTCAGCGACACGACATGTCGCGACACATGTCGTTTTTTTTGTAAGTATTTGATGTTTAATAATTTGCACGGCGACATGACTTTTATTTGTCCTTAATTACAGCAAAGATGTTTCCGGCAGTGATTCTGACCCTTTTTGCGTCCTTCAGCTCCTTAATGTAACGCTGAACAGTGCGCACAGTTACACCATGCTCATCCGAAAACTCGGCGTTAAAATCGGATGGATTTGCCCCTTCAGGTAGCCTCCGAACCAGTGCTTTATAGACCGTAGAAGCGCTCACTTTTTGCCCATGTTTGCGCAAACGATTTGCATCAAGATCGCCCCTGGATCTGAACAGTGGGAAGTCCCACTCGACTACAAATGGCTCGATGCCGCCAAAGTTTCTCAGCGCAGCATGCACAGTAAAACAGTTGTCCTCCTCGTGCGCAGTCAGACCCATAATGGTGTCTGGATCGCGAGCAAAGACGCCAGATCCACTGATGCGATCGAGTGGGTCTTTCTCTGATTGATTGCCTTTTGAGTAGTGCGCGCCAAACGCTGCTGCCGCTCCTGTGCGCTCAACAAGCGCCTCAACTTCATTCATAAGCAGGCCCATATCGCCTGCGCTGTTTTCGTCGCGATCGCCGAGTGCTTTATATATAGGATCGATGCAAATGAGCGCCAGATTGTCATCTGCGACCTTTTCCTCCAGCGCAGCCAGAATCACCCGTAAATCGTTGCAAACGCCTCTGAGCGACCAAATACAAAGATTACTCGGCACTTCAATGCCCATGGCATCGCATACACTTTTGACTCGCTGTAAGAAAAACTCATGCGGAACTTCAAAGTTAAGAAAGATGACGTCCTTGCCTGTATGTACACATTCGCGGCCGAACCATGGCGTTCCAGACGCAACGCATGCTGCAAGATTCAGCAACGTCCAGGTCTTGTATGACTTACTGCCGCCACCAAGCACCATCTTCGTCCCTCGGTGCAGCAGACCATCAATTAGCACAGGATAGCGCTGCATGATTCGCTTGCTCAAATCTGCCGGAATCTCATGCCCTCGCGTCCATTCTGGCAGCTTGCTAATCATCGCAGCTTTGCGCTCCTCGATTGGCGCATCATCTGGCACACTCGGATCTTGGAATGGATCTTTGCCATAAAAGTCGCGACCGCTCATTGTTGGCTCATTGTCGCCAAATTCTTCTGCGAGCGCGATTGTGGCGTTCTTAAAATCTCCACTGTATTCAAGTGTAGTTAGCAGCGAAAATGCTGAATAGTTTTCTGAAGGCTCTAGCGGCGGCGCATTGTCGGTAAAGCAATAAAAACTGCCGTCAGTGCGAAGTGTCCCAGAAACTCCCCGCTCTTTGCCAGGTCGCGTGCAATGCGTCTCGCTGCTGTTGCCGTTGCCTATTTTCCATCCTGCTTGTGCGAGAATAGCAGCCGATCGCTCTCGGATGTCTGGCGCTGCCATGTAGCGATCTCCGATGCGATCTGAATCACCTGGAGCTTTGTGATGCTTTGGCTCATTAACAACTGGCGCGATTGGTAGCTCAATAGCATCTGGCCAGTAATGTGCCTCGCCGTCCATGCTCAAAAAGCATAAGCGCGCGATGTCCTTGCCGCTGTCATCTGCTTCGATGCCGTACATGTCATACATGTAAGCCTTGGCTGCTTGGAATGCTCGCAGATGATTTTCCGGATCTTGCGGTATCGCCAATATGACTTTTAATCCATTCCCAGATGGCGAAACAAATGCAGCGATGATGTAAAGATCGTCGCGCAGTCGATCAATAATGCCAGAAGCGTTTTCTACGCCGTCAAAGTCCATGCAGATCATCCCGGATGCTTCAATAAGCTCGGATGATCTGCGCTTGTTAAACGTACCGCAAAACAGCACGCCTGGCAGTCTGCGCTTTAGGTCGCTGGCTCGATCTTTGTCTCCTGCTGCGACTGCGACTCTGACTTCATTGATGACGCTGGAGAATCTGCCTTCTCCTGTGCGAATCCACTTGATGATTTTTTCAAGCTCGTAGTGGTCTGTTTTGGTGTCCTGCGCGGAGGAGACCACGCTGATGAGCCTAGATCCATATCCATTTGTTTCTCTCGTTCTAACTGGCATAGTAGTTCTTCGTTTAGTTTTTGTAGTTTATTTTTTAATTCCTCGTTCATTGTTCGATCCCGGTTCCGTTACATGCTTCGCACAATTCCCACATTGAGCTGTAGCTAAAACCTGCAAACTCTCCCCATCCTCCACAGTGCGGGCAGTCAACTTCAGTTGGCTCAGTGTCGTCTTCATTAAATACTTGTTCCGTCATGATGATTTAATGCTGTGTATGAGTTGTTGATTCTTTCGATGATTTGATCCAGTACCCAATTGTGAGTGATGGTCGTCTGGTGCAGTGTATCAATGACGCGCTGCTGGTACACGATGATCTCTTTCATATTCTGAACATCTCGATACAAGACCGCGATGGCTGCGCCAAATGCTATGGCTGTGATTAGTTTTATGGTTTTTATTAGTCGCATCATAAAGCTTTTATTACGTCCTTAAGCGCGTCCCGGCAGTTGCTTGCTTGGCGTTCGAGTACTTTCATTATCCGCTTCTGGGGAATGATTGCTTGCATGAACTGGTCGTAGTGCAAGTCCATCCACTCAGCCACAGCTTCCCGCCATGTTAGCTGCCTGCCTCTCTCAGCTTCGATCCACTTGTGCGAGCGGATCTCGTCCTTTACTAGCCTGCACATATTAAAGTGCAGCTTGTTATGCTTACTGGAGTCGAATGGGACGTAGCCCTCGGACTCCAGGAGATAGTCAATTACTGGTATTTTCATAGTGTTTGGATTGTTACTTGAGAGATTAACTCTCGGTTGATTTCGGCTGTAGTTTTGTCACAAGTTGAGGGGGGTAATTTTTGACAAATTTGGGTAGTTGACTGGCTAGTTTTGAAACAAATTTGGATGCTTTTTTGTCCCAAATTTAGGTCATTTTGGGTGTACTATTGTCACTAAATGTCCTCCAGTGACGTTGGTTAATTGGTGTTAAAATAAGAGACACCCCAGCGGCGATCAACTCCGCTGCTCCCTGTTGTTTCAGGCGAGTAACCGTCACTTGCATTACTGGTTCGCTGTGCAGGCGAACGGGCCTACGTGGTGCAGCATATCCGATAAGAGGCAAGGATAGGATATAGGGTGAAGTGAAGCAGGAACGGACAGCGCTATCCTTTTCAGAGTACGGGTTCCCAAGGTTGCGAGTCTTTTGTGAAGTTGACTCCCCGACCTCGCCTAAATGCCCGACCGCGAATCCGCAATCCTGCACACATTTAAGCCGTGTATCTACTCTGCCTGCTAAATTCATATTTCTATAAGTCGTGGTTAATCAGGAATTCTGCAATTCAGCTATCTCCTTGTGCAGCTCGGCATTTGCCTCGTGCATTTCGGCGAGCATCTTGCGCAGTTCAGCAAGCTGTCCCTTAGCTCCGCTATCTCGTCGTAGTTAGTTACTAGTGCTTCACTCATAGTTCTGCTCTCCATAAATTAAAAACATCGCGATTGCTTTTGGTATCTTCGCCCCAGAACGCCTGCCGGAATATAATATCAGTCTCAGTGCTGTTAAAGTGCTGGCCGTTGTCATAGTGTTCCGTATCGACGATAAAGCGTAGAATCTTGTTCTCGCTGCGTAGTCTGCTGTTTTCCTCGGTCAATTTATCGACCAGATCTTGCTGTGTATGTTTTCCCATAGTTTATCTCGTTATCAATTTCGAGTCTGCTTGAATATTGGCACTGCATCGATGGAGCATCGTCCAATAAATAATCCAAGCGCTTTCTGTCTTTCCATAGTTCAAATATTAGCTGGCGCTGGTGAGTGTTTAACTCAATCAACTGCTGCTTTGTCAACTCAGCGCTCATTGCTTAATCAGTTTATGAGTCTTGTATGAGTATTTGTAACCAATCTCGGCGAGTCGCCTCTTGATCGCGCATGTTGTACACTTCATGCGATCCGCGACCTGGTTTATCGTCATATCCTTTTCGCTAATCATTTTTACAGCTTTAGCAACATTTACCTTGGTGGATCGTTTTGGATCGAGCTTGATGCCCTCTTTTTTCATCCAGTCGGAAATGCTTTTGTAAGATATGTTTCCAAGCGCTGCCCTGATGGCGTCCATTTTCATCCCCTTCTCGATCATCTTAGCAGCCTTGTGCGCCATCTCTTTCTTTTGCTCGCTTGTGTAACGAGCGCCAGTGTTTCTTTTCTGCTTATCATTGCTGGCAATAATCCCCAGCTTTTTCATGCGCTCAAATCCTTTGCTTTTGCATTCAGCAAGTAATTTGTTGCGCGCGATCATTGCATCAAATTCTGCTTCAGTTTGATGCTTCTGGAGCATATCCAGAATGCGCGTTGCTTCATTTTTATCAACTTCTGTCATATATTGTTTCTCCTTCCGTATTCAGCGAGCAGTGCCGCATCGACAAATCCGTCAAATGCTATTTTGCAGCGCTCATTTCGTCGCCAGTCCTCGTCTGGCCAGATTTGAGTGGCAGCTTTCAGTGCTGCCGCTTTAGTGTCGTACTTACCGCTTGGCCGCGACCAAAAAGCAGATTGCCACTTTCTGGCCGCGACTGTGTGGTAGGGTAAACGATTAACAATGGTCAGCGTTTTAATAACAGCGAACGAATAGGTCATTGACCGCAGACCGGCAGCGCTCGGAGCATGCCCGCCAGGATCTTCAATGACTAGCACACAATCGAGCAAACCCCATGACTCGAAAATGCTGCTTAGTTTATCGATGTCGATTTCCCTGCGCTTTCCATTGCTGATTGTTGGCATGGCAATCTTATCCTCAATTTTTCGATCACTCATGCGCACAATCGCGCCGTCCAGCCCGCAGTCAATTCCTATGTATTCCATTATTATTTGGGAAAATTTATCACAATCATGGCGCCCATAAAAAACGCCAGAATCAGTAGTGCTAGTGTTTCAAACATTACTCGCGCTCCTCCTGCTGTATTAAAACTTTGTCCTGGATGCGAGCGATCTTTGCTTTCAATTTCTCAATATCTGAATTGAGAATTTCATTCTGCTTAGTGAGCGCATCACACGCCTTGGTCATTGCTTTGAGGCCCCTGTTTAGAACCTGCTCCGAGTCAGCTTTATATACTGATGACATTATTTCCTCCATTTTGATGTTAATCAATAAGACCAGCCTCTTTGCCAATCTTATTGTAAATATTGCGATAAAAACGATCTCGCTCGATGCGCTTGTAATGGCGCTTCATTGCATGCGTAATCGTTGATCGTTCTCTGCCAAATTCTTCACTAATTGAAGCATCGGTTCTCGACATGAATTGCTTTGCCAAAGCATAGCATGCGTCCCGCACAACAACCAGTTCAGCCTTGCGGCATGAGCTTGATAGCTTTAATCGATCGCAGCCAGTTACTTCAGCCGCTACGTCGAGTAATTCTTTAATTGTGACAATCATGATCTTGGATCAAAGTTTTTGATGTAACGCCATAATGCGCACATTGACAAGAACGCATCATACTCTTTCAGCAATTGGTCTGGCTTATAAACAGCCGTTTCAATCCGTCCGGGCTCAGTCGTGCTGATGTACACGTTGGCTCCGTAGCATCGATCCAATGCGCCAAAAGCTGCATGACCATAAGCTGCAATCTGCATCGGCTGAAAGTCGTATGGTGTAACTTTTTCGCCTTCGCGCGTTTTGCGTGTTTTGAAGTCGATAATGATGTTGCCAGATCCGTAGTTCGCCAGAAGATCCACGCGGCCTGCATAGCCCTCTGATCTGTTCACAACAACGTCCTCGCGTCTGATGTTTTGCAGATTCAAGCTGTGCAGATACTCCATTGTTGGCTGCACATATTGCTGCAAGTCTGGATGGCAGTCCGCGCCATCAAATGCTGCATCGATTGAATCGTGAATGCGCGTTCCTAAGTCTGCGGCCTCTGTAACCTCAGATCGACTGCGCTGCAAGATCCTGTCGTGGTATCGATCATCTGATTCGCCATCGTTGCGCGCTGTAGTTAGCGCTGCCTCAATAGCCTTGTTAAGTTTCCACTTATCCAGTCCGGGCTTTGCCATGATGCCGAAGATGGTTGTTACTGACGGCAGCAGCGTATGCTTTCGCGCATCGCGAAGCGTTGTGCTGCGCTGCCCTCCATCTTTTTTTAGCATGGTGTATGCAGGCTTGCCGTCTAACGTGTACCAGTGACTGTCAGACAAGTTTGATTCTTTTTCTAATATTGCCACAATAAAAACTCCATTAAGTGTTGGTGTTTAATCTGGATGCGCTGCGCAGCGCGCAACGCAGAGCCAGATAACAATCGATTTTTAGTATTAGAATGGGCAATCTGCGTCACTATCAACGCCTGGGCTCCATGCTGGTGGTGCAGATGCTGGTGCTGCTGCTGCTGGCGCTGCTGCTGCTGGCGCTGTTGGCGCTACGGGCGCTGCTGGCATTGCAGGAGCTGCTGGCTGCGAAAACTGCTCCGCAGGAATTACTTGAGATGTGTAATCAGCAAGCGATGTCTTAGGAGGAGCAATGCGCACAATCTTGTTGTACAATTTGCCCATCTGGGAAGTCACCTGCTCAATGCTGACAACAGCGCCCTTGCCTTTAAGCTCACAGTAATCCCAGCCCATCTTTGGTGGCTGACCCAGCCATGAGCTTAGGAATTTTACAAGCGCGCTTTTAGGGCTTCCGCTGATCTTCATCTCAAAAGTCTGCACTTTGTAGAGCCGACCATCTTGAGCTTTGAAGCCAAAGAGAAATCGAGTGACATCGATCTGCTCAGTTTCTTCGGATTGATACTTGCGACGAGTCACTCCGAACTCGTCTGCGACATCTAAGCAGGTCGCGATATATTCGCCTGCTGGTGCAACATCCTCAATATCAAAGCCGGAGGATGAGTCGGCTGGTGCTGTTAGTGTAGCCATATTATTTTATTTTATGTTTTATCGTTTTGCCATTGGCGAGATCAGTCGCGCCCATGGCGAGAAGTTGTTGTTTTACTTTTGCCCAATAAGCATCAGTGCTGCTGCGCTTGTAACCATTCGGCCCGCCGTTATGGATGCGAGCTATGTCCTCGGCTGTGACATCTCTGCCAAGTCGTTGAGTTGTTGCATAGCGTTGCATATATGCTTCAAACATCTGAATGGCTGCCACTGAGTCAAATGCTTCGCGATGGCTCCAGTCATGATGTGATTGTTCGCTGGCATCTTTACAGTATGCTTCGCGGATCTGCAAGCACCCATAAGCTTGCTCTTTTTTATTAAGCGCAAACTCGTTGCCGCTGGATTCGATCATTATGATCGCGAGTATGAGTTGAAATGGGATCATAGCGCGCAGTAAAAAAGGATGCCGACAAGAGCGCCAGCAATGATGCAGATGGGTAGTTGTAGGTATAGGTATTTATTCATATTGTATCTGGTTTAGTTTCGCTCTCATGAGCTTGTGGATAACAATGCACACGTTATTCACCCGTACAAGTAAAAAGATGAAAAACTTTTTTCACTCATCCCAGTCCAGATCCACGTCAACATCAGCATCGAGCCATTCGCGCTCATCCTCAATCATTGTAAGCGCCTCCTGGTACAGCGCCCGCTCGACGATCTCGTTGTTTCCGTCGTGAAAAACGCTGCCATCGTCGTATTGCACGACGATGGCGTAGTTTTCAAACATTTCGCCCAGAATGGCTTTTGCCTTTTGCAGTGCTTCCCATTCTGCTGTCATGTCTCAACTATAGATTATCAAGCGCCATGATGTCAATCGCTGCCGTCTCGATGTCCTCTGCGTCAATAATGTGGCAAGGAGATTCAATGCCATATTCGCTGGCATGCTCCTGGCTGTAGTCAAAGCCCTCGCGCTTCAGCTCAATAACGCTGCCACCCATCTCTTTGATCATCGCGACTTCATTCTCAAAGCGGCAGTCATCAATAATGATCTTGTTATATGGCGACATCTCAATGCGCTTCACCATTGTTTTGATCCAGATCTCGTCGTGAATCGTGTTCCTGCCCCAGTCAGTACCAAGCGATTGCATCATCTCTCGCGGCGTCTTTCCCAGCCAATCGATCGGCTCATCTTTGAGATGAGGCTCGACCAAATATTTAAGATCAACGCCCATGCCCTGCATCATGTTGCGAATTGGCGCTGCAAACGATAAGACCTCAAGATCGTGCATCTTTCTGTTGATGGCGTTTGCGATTGATGTCTTGCCGACGCCTTTCGGCCCGGCTAGTGCGATGATTTTTCTTTCTTCTCTCATTGTGATATATGGTAATGGCGTGTTTTTAGACCTTTGTTGAAATCATACTCAAATGCGCTGGCGCCTTTCTGGCTGCCAATAAATCCTGCGCCTGCGTGCCAAGCATCAGTAGGACATAATGCCTCCAAATATTCAACCACAAGACCGCTCTGCTCGTCGATTGTTACCGGCGCGATGACTTTCTTATGATGAACATGGCCGCATTTCAAGTGCCTGAACTTTGTCTGTCCCCATTCTTTCGCAAACTCGGCAGCAATAATCATCGGCCATTTTTGCGCAGCGATGCGATCGCCGTGTGACCATGCTAGGAAGTTGTTGCCCCAGACCATGGATTTGCGAGGAGATGGCGACTGCTTAATCGTCACATGGTCAACACTGCTGTAATACGCCTCAAGCACGCGAGACAGCCAGACCTCTGAGTGCCATGAGTGATTGCCTTCCAAGACGACGACCTCGACGTTCTCGGCAATCTGAGACGCCACAGCTACAGCATCCACGCAGGCAGCGACCAGATAATCGACGACCCTGTGATAGCGAGTGTCAACGTCGAGGACGTGTCCGCTGTGTTCTGTTCGGTTGCTGCGATTGTCTGAGTGCATCATATCGCCACCGAACACCAGAACGGCTTTCTGTGGTCGATTTGCCTTGCTCGCCAGATCCTCGACGGCTTCGATCATGCGCTGCGCTGCAATGTCGCAGTCGTAGTTTGTATCAAGCGTCTCCTTCTCGTCTGCGTACATGCCGACATGGGCATCAAAAATATCCAGCTCAAACAAAGTATCGCTGGTGTCGGTCTTGCGCGCCCTGCGCTTCTTCACTTTGCCCTTGCCTCGCGCCTGGTCGCACAGCGCATCGACGAAAAGCTGCATCGCTTGCTGCTGTG